CTGAATATATCACAGTTATTTTCAAAGGATCAAAAATATTCTTATTTAGATTGATGAAAGCAGCATTGAAAAACCCTGAGTTGTTGGGGATGGCTGTAGCTTTTGTTACTCTGTTGGTTAATTATAATAAGCTAATGGAACATGCTAAGTGTTATTATGCAAATGAGCCTCTTGGTGTTAATATGCAGCCAATTTATACAGTATTTCCAGTTGAAGGTGTTTTAGGTGCTATATCTCAAAATACAATTCCATTATTGTTTTCATCATTGATATTAGGGGCTACTTGGAAAGCAGTCCTCAGAAGGCCAATTGAGGAAGAGAAGAAATTGGAGAAGGATAAGAATAAAAGACCAAATGATAAAAACAAGAATACCAATGAGGTTGAGAAGAAAGAAGAAGAGGTTGTTACAATCTTTGGCTTACTTAACTCAACTGTCATAACTGGATCTGTTGCGATTGGGTGCTTAAGTCTATTTATCGAAGCTGTGAATCTAGCCGCTTACTCTTCCACCAATTATTCAAAGAAATTCTATTCTGCTAATGATGGGAAAAAGACTGTGAGAAAAGCTCCAGTAGAAAATAAAGTTAGTCACAGTGATGGTAAGGTTGTGCCACCCCCAGTTATTGAGGAACAACCAAAAACAAAAAATGTTGATCAATTGGCTCCAGAGCAACCTCCTGAGAAAGTGAACACCAGTGAAAAGAAAAATGAGGAACCAAAAGTGGCTCATAAAGCACCAGTTCATAAGAAACCAGCTGCCTTCAAGACTATTTTGAAGAAGTGTTGGGGATGTAAGACAAAAGTGCCAAAAGGAGATATCGTAAATTGTAGTAGATGTGGTATGGATTTTAAGAAGAAATGTACAGAATGTGGATCTATGTTCACGCCAGCTTTTAAGACTCATGTTAAGTGTGATAGTTGTTTTGTGAAAAACATAGAGCACCACGCTGTAAAAGTCGAAGAGGAAAGGATAAAAAATACCCCATTACCAAAGCAAAAAAATGATATATATAAGGAAGCCATGGACCAAATCAACCATTTGAATAAAGTCATTAAGGAAAATGAGTTGAAACAAGAAGCTCAAAAAAAAAGAAACACCTAAGCCAAAACGAAAACGTAACAGAAGAAAAAAGAAAAACGATGATATTGCTAAAACTAGTCACCATAAAGGAACTCGTTTAGGGGAAAAAAAACCTTGGATAAATTATGATA